TGTTTCTACACCTTGCCTTTTTTCTTATATGGTACATTGGGAAATGCCTCCTATTTATTACCAAAAGTTATTATGACAACTTTGGAAGCAATTAACAAGATTAAACAAATGTTCGCTGAGGCGGGTGAAATGCCTATGCCTTCTGCTGAACCTCTCCAATCTTTTGCGGAATATACGCTGAAGAGTGGTGCTAAGGTAATGATTGATAAGTTAGAAGTCGGTGGTAAGGTTACACTGGTAGACGAGGGTGGTAGCGAAGTTCCTGCTCCTGCTGGTGAACACGAACTTGCTGACGGTTCTGTAATTCTTCTTGATGAAAATTCTATCATCACTGAAATCAAAGTCCCTGAAGTAGAACTCCCTGAAGTTCCTGAGGTTGAGATTTCCGTAGAATCTAAGAAGGAAGAGGATATGATGAAGAAGAAGATTGAAGAAATGCAAAAGCAACTTGATGAGATTAAGATGGCATACGATGCCAAACTTGCCTCTCAAGAAGCAAAGTTCAGCAAGGGTATGAGTGATATTTCAGATGTATTGGTTCAACTTTTGAACACACCATCTGCAAATGCAACTGAAGCACCGAAAGAAAAGTTTAATCAGCATATTGAAAGGAAGGAAGATAAAATCAGTCGCTTTCTTGAATTTGCAAAAACAATTAAGTAAAAATTTCTCAAACAATAAAAATTAAATAAAATGAGTTTTAGTGTAGGAACATTGGCAAACTATACCAAAGAGAATGAAGCACTCCTTGTTGCATCTTCTGTTCTTGGTAGCAAAACTGCTTCACTTATTAAGGACCAAGGCAATGTGATGCTTGGAGTAAAGTCGGCAGAGACAATAAATATTTTAGAAACAGATGCAATCTTCCAAGATGGTTCATCTTGTGGGTTCAATGCATCAGGTCTGACTTCTTTCACACAAAGGACCGTAACCGTTGGTAAAATCAAGGTTAATGAAGCATTGTGTATGAAAGACCTTGAAGCAAAGTATTTGCAAAAGGCACTCCCTGCTGGTTCTATGTATGATTCAATGGTTTATTCTGAGGAATACTCTAAGCGTAAAACAGAGAAGATTTCTTCTCAACTTGAGAAGGCACTTTGGCAAGGTAACACAGGAAGCGTTGACGTAAACTTGAACAAGTTCACAGGTTTGATTTCTTTGATTACTTCTGCTGGTGCATCTGTTGTAAATGCAAATAGCGTAGCATTGCATGGTGTTGTAGAAACTGCCATCACTGATACCAACGTAGTAAGCATCTTTGATGATATCTACAAGGCAATCCCTGCCCAAGTAGTAGACAAGGATGATATGGTTATCTTCTGCGGTATGGACACTTTTAGGACCTATACCGTTAAGTTGAAGACTTCTAACTTGTTCCATTACAAGTACGATGAGGCTGCAAATGGTCAGTTCTTCCTCCCAGGTACTAACGTTCGTGTAATCGCAGTACAAGGGTTGAATGGTACAGGTGACATCGTTGCTGCAAGGATTTCTAACTTCTTCATCGGTACAGACCTTTTGAACGAAGAGGAAAGATTTGAAATCTTCTACGCTAAGGAAGCAGACCAAGTTCGTTTTGTTTCTGAGTTCAAAATGGGAATCAACTTTGCTTTCCCTGATGAGATTGTTAAGTTCTTCGTCTAAATAATCATTGTAGGTAAGGGGTGGATTTCCATCCCTTGCCTTCATTATAAAATTTATAATTATGCCGTGTGCTTTAACTCAAGGATATGTATTGGACTGTAAAGAGTCCATTGGTGGCATCAAAGCGGTTTGGTTCATTCCATTCGGTGATGTTACTACGATAACAGAGGCATCAGGCGTTGTTACTACTATCACTAAGTCAGCAGGAAAGGTGTTCTACAAGTACCAACTTGTAAAGCAAACCTCTTCACTTACTGAGAATATCACTGCCTCCGTTGAGAATGGCACTGTGTTCTATGCTCAAGAATTATCAATCATCCTCAATAAACTTCAAGCAAGTACAAGAAATGAGATTTTGCTTCTTGCAAAAAACAATCTCCTTGCAGTGGTTCAGGATGGTAACGATAAATATTGGTTGCTTGGTAAGGTTAATGGTGCTGATTTGACTGGTGGTAATGGTGCGACTGGTGCTGCTTTTGGAGATAGGAATGGTTATACGTTGACCTTTACTGGCAATGAACCTGCACTTGCTCCCGAGGTTTCAAGTTCAATAATTGCAGGTCTTACTGCGTAAATAGGAAGGTTTAGAATTGAGTAAGGGCATCCATATCGGATGCCTTTCTTTTTGGGTAAAAGTGAAGGGATTATCTATTTAGACATAATGATACAACTCACACAAGGAGCAACGGAGTTCATTTACCTAACATTAACGGAGAAGCAGACACTTGCCTCACCTAATTACTTGTTCCGTTTTGTCAATAGGACCACACGAGATGAGGTTGCTTTTGTTCTTTTGTTTGCTCTTGATGTATCACCTTTCAAGGATAGGTATAACAAGTTCAGCATCAAAGTACCTAAATACTTTGGATTGGGTAATGTAGGGGAGTGGTTGTACTTTGTCTATGAGCAATCAAGTGCTTACAATGTAGACTATACCCAAGCAACGGGATTGCTTGAAGAGGGAATAATGAAACTGTCACCATCAACCACATTTGAGTACACACAACACGAGGTTGACAATACATATATAACAAGATGAATGATTTAGTAATATTAAACTTTCAAGAGGCAAGGCAACCCGAATATCGGGAGAAGAGGGGCAAAGGGTACATTGAGTTCGGTGAAAAGAACGATTACCCTAACTATCTTTTATCACTTTACAATAAAAGTGCAAAGCATAATGCTATTGTTAAAGGCAAGGTTAATTACATCATCGGAAACGGATGGAAGAGTGATGAGATAGACCCTATTGCGGACCAATTCATTGCTCAACCTAATCAGTTTGAATCGTTAAACGATTTGACAAGGAAGGTATCTATTGACATAGAAATCTTTGGAGGTGCTTATCTTGAAGTGATTTGGTCCGTAACGGGTGGGCAGTTAACTGATGTATTGCACATTGATTATACCAAAATTAGGTCCAACACGGATAATACGCAGTTTTGGTATAAAAAAGACTGGAATGAGAGAAAGGATGAGTTAATCCCTATGATGGCATTCAACACGAAGGTCAGACAAGGGAAGCAGATACTTTACATTAAGGAATATAGACCAGGTTTAGATACTTATGCTTTGCCTGGTTATATGGGTGCATTGAACTATATTGAATCTGATATAGAAGTCAGCAGACACGTTCTTGGCAATGCCCAAACGGGTTTCAGTGCATCCAAACTTATTACCCTTCCCAATGGGGAACCTTCACCCGATGAGAAGAGAAACATTGAAAGAAGGTTTACAGATAGATTTAGTGGTAGTGATGGAAAGAAATTTATCTTATCCTTTACCACTGACCCTGCAAGAAAACCAATTATTGAGGACCTCGGTGCAAGTGATATTACTAAAGAGGACTTTACAAGGGTTGACTTAATTATTCAGAATAATCTTTTCGCAGGTCATCAAATCACATCACCAAGTCTTTTCGGTATTGCCGAACCTGGTCAGTTGGGAAGCAGAACACAGATAAGGGATTCTTATGAGATATTTAAGAACACTTATGTAAATGATAAACAACAGTTCCTTGAATCATTATTTAATCAACTTGCTACCTTAAAGGGTGCGACTTCTGAGATAACGATTGTACCTGTTGAACCTATTGGATTTGAATTAAGTGAACAAGCACTTTTACAGATTGCTCCTAAAGAGTGGTTATTGGAGAAGGCAGGAATTGATATTTCTAAATATCAACCGACTGCTGCAACTCAACCAAGTATTAATCAAGAACAAGTTGAGGTAAACGATAATTTGAAGAACCTAAGCGGTAGGCAATACCAACACTTGATGCGAGTAATTAGGCAATTCTCACAGGGTAAGATATCCAAAGAGATTGCAGTAACTATGCTCAAATCGGGTCTTGGAATGACCGACAATGAGGTTAATGCTATGCTCGGCATAGATGATGACCCAATGACAGAGGACTTCAGTTTTTCTGCATTGGATGAGGACACTGTTATAGGCTTATTTAGAGAGGTTGGCGAACCGAAGGCAGATTATAACATAATTCAATCAAAGGCGGTTTTTAGTAGTCGGGATGCGTTTGCGGAGGGTGATTTGATAGACAAGACACTTGATAAGCAAATCCTTGCCTTGATTGACAAGGATAGGAAGATAAGCATTGATGACATTGCAAGTGCGGTAAGGAGAACAAGAGAGGTGGTGCAAGGTAGATTAAGTTACTTAGTTGAATCGGGTGCAATTAATTATGACCCTAAGATTGAGGAAAGAAAACTTACGAAACCTTTGAGCAAGTTGGTTGATGATATGGATATAACAACCTTTGAGGTAAAGTATTCTTACGAATGGAAACCGATTGTACCAAGTTCGCAAAGAGATACTCCTGCACATCCTTCAAGGACATTTTGCAGAAAGTTAATATCAGAGGACAGACTTTGGAGTAGAAGCGGAATAGAGTTACTTAGTGCAAGACTTGGTTACTCGGTTTTTGATAGAGGCGGTGGTTGGTGGGGAGATTCACCCTCTTGCAGACACGAATGGAGAAGGAATGTAGTAGTTAAAAAGAAAAAATAATGAGCAGGAATATACTTTTTATTTCAGTTGATACGATAAAGGACAGAACAGGTTTGCACGTTAACGTAGACCCTAAGTTGGTGTTTCCTGATATCCTTTATGCCCAAGATGCATACATTCTCCCTGCACTTGGAACTGCATTGTATGAGAAGTTACAAACGGGTATTGAGTGCGGTGATTTGAATTGTGATGAGGAAACTTTGCTAAATACATACATAACACCTTGTCTTGTTTACTATGTTATGAGTGAACTCCCAATGGCATTGTCATACCAATTCTACAATAAAGGTGTGGTAAGGAAGTCGGGGGATAATCAAACCGAACCGAGTGCATCAGAGTTGGCAGATGTTGCCAATCGTTATGGAGCAAGAGCAGAGTTTTACAAGCAAAGGTTAATTAAGTTCTTGAAACAAGAATCTCAAGCAAGTGCTAAATATCCCGAGTACATAAACCCTGGCACTGGAGTAGATACAATCGTTCCCGATAATGATGCATACACCACTACAATTTGGTTGGGGGATTATGACTGCGGTAGGTACAAAACATTTGAAGAAAAATATCAAGGAGATATAAATCGTTGTTGTGGCGAATAAAACATACACTAAAAAGAACCAAGAGAAACTTCGTGTTTACCTTGAAAAAATAAAAAAGGATGACCCTAAACCAAATCATAAAGACAATAGAGGACTTGGGAAATGCCCATCAACAAATCAAGACAACCTTTTACGGCAACGCTTTTGATTTCTTGAGCAAGGGTACGGACAATGTCTATCCTGCTTTATTCTTTGACCTAACGGGTGCATCCATCAATGGCAAGAGTTCAACTATCAACTTCACCATGTTTTTTTGCGATAGGGTACTCCCCGAGCAATCAAATGAGCAAGAGGTTCTATCGGACCAATTACTCACTGCTCAAGACATAATTGCTCAGTTACACTTTAATGAGTTTGACTTTGTGCTTCAAGATTCGGTAACTCTTGACTTCTTTACAGAGGACACACCCGAATACTTAGCAGGAGTTAGTGCAACTATTGCACTTGACTTACCATACTTACAGAATAGGTGCGAAGTTCCAACAGACTACACTTATCCATCATAAATCTATTTAAAGAAAAAGAAAATGGCATCAGATTTTAGACCAGGGAAACTTGATATCCAAATGTGGAGGAATGACACATGGCAGCAGGTGTTTACTCTTTTGGCAGATACTACACCAATCAGTTTGCTTGGTGCAACAGTTTATATTCAGGTCCGTAAAGGATGCGGAGGTACTCTTGCCCTTAGTTTGACTAATGGAAGCGGTGTAACTATCGGAGGTGTAAACAATAATCAAATCACAGTTAACAAGTTGGTTGATATTGCCAAAGGTAATTATGTGTGGGATATGCAGGTAACTTTTACCACTGGTGTTGTTAAGACTTATTTAGAAGGTGATTTTATTGTTTATGATGATGTAACTAAACCATAGAAGATGAGCATTGATGTAAATGTAACGAATGATTTAGTCATTGTAACGGAGAGCAGTGAGGATATAGTGGTTAACGTAAGCAACGCAGCAGGTCCACAAGGTCCTGCGGGTGCTGCGGGTCAAGGTGTTCCCGTTGGTGGAACTACGGGTCAAGTATTAAAGAAGTCAAGTGGAACGAATTACGATACCTTTTGGTCGGCAGATAATGCAGGTGTTCCATATAGCGGTGCAACGGGTGATGTTGATTTAGGTGGCAATGATTTGAAAGCAGGTTCAGTATTTTTAGAAGGTGCTTCTGGAGCAGGTGGTGCATTAAGAATAAAACAGTTTGCGAGTTCTGCTGCAAACTTAGATGGTTATTCTACAATAAGCACTTTAAATACAGGAGTATTTTATTTTACATCTGCTACTACTTCACCAAACTTTAAAAACTTTGTCTTAAACCCAAGTGGTTTAACTGATAATACTCTTAGGACATATACCTTGCCAAACCTTAGTGGTACATTGGCATTGTTGAGTGATATTACACCTGGTCTTACTTCCGTTGGACTTTCCATGCCTTCAGCATTTGCGGTTAGTAATTCACCTTTAACGAGCAATGGAACACTTGCAGTTACAGGTGCAGGAACTGCGTCACAATATGTCAGAGGTGATGGTCAACTTGCTAACTTCCCTACAAATGGCGGTGGCGGTTCATCGGTTAATTATTATCTAAATGGTTCTATAACGCAAGGAACATTTGGTGGTGAGACTTACTATGAAATGAGTAAGACGCCTGTACTTGGTGCAGGAACAGACTTTACAAGGACAAACGCACAAGGAGATGGGTATATCGCATCGTTTATAACTGATGCAGGAGACCCATCACTTTTGAACATACCTGGAGGAAATTGGAACTTAGAGTTTTATTTTGAATCAAGTGCATCTGGCGGTAGTCCTCAATTTTATGGAGAGGTTTACAAGGTTGATGCATCAAATAATTTTACTCTTGTTGCAAGTGGTTCAACGAATCCTGAAGGGATAACAAATGGCACAATAGTTGACCAATACTTTACTTCTATTCCCGTTCCTCAAACATCATTGCTTGTTACAGATAGGTTAGCAATTAGGATTTATGTAATTACAAGCGGTAGAACAATAACACTACACACAGAGGATGGAAATCTTTGTGAGGTTCTTACAACCTTCTCAACGGGATTAAATGCTCTTAATGGACTGACTGCTCAAGTGCAATACTTTGCAACGGGTACAAGCGGAACAGACTTTGCGATTAGTTCAGCAACAGACACACATACATTTAACCTTCCAACTGCTTCAGCAACCAATAGAGGTGCATTGAGTAGTGCTGATTGGTCAACTTTTAGCGGTAAGGTTGGCGGTAGCGGTGCAACAAACTTCTTGCCTAAATGGACAAGTGGTAGTGCGTTGGGAAATAGTGCGATTTATGATAATGGTGGAAATATAGGAATAGGGACTACTACGGCAAGTTCTAAATTATATGTAGTAGGTGATGCAACTTTTTTTAATGCTACTAATAATGTTGGATTTTCTTTAATATCGGGCACAAGTGCATACTCTACATATGTGCATTTTGCAACTGGTTCATTAAGGATTTACTCAACTTTTGCTGGAGTGGATACGATTTCTTTAACCTCTGCTGGCAACCTACTTATAGGCACAACAACCGATGGCGGTCAGCGTTTGCAGGTGCAGGGTGATGCGTACATCAAAGGGAGTGGAGCAACGAGTGCAACAAATGGATTCACGATACAAAATAGTGCATCAACTGAATTAGTAAGAGTTGATAATTCGGGACAAGCATTTTTTAGCAATAGGATTGCGGTTAATAGAATACAAGTAACATCAACTGCAAACCAATTAGAGTTAGTTGGTGGAATAGGTGGTGCAACGGGTGGAACGGGTATTCAGTTAGGTCAATTTACAAATGCTACAAACACATCGGGAACATTTGATAGAGTGTTGGCAGCAGGTTCGTTTTTACCTACAAGTGGAACGGGGTTATTTAATGGTATTCAGATTTCAGCATCCATCAACCAAACAGGCGGTGCTAACGGAATCACTCGTGGTTTGTACGTTAATCCCACCTTAACCGCTGCTGCTGATTGGCGGTCAATTGAATGGAGTAACAATACCGGTTGGGGATTGTATGGGGCAGGGACTGCTGACAATTACCTTGCTGGGAAATTACTTATTGGAACTACAACAGTCAGCACCTTTGCTCTTGATGTCAACGGAACTGCGAGGGTTAGCGGAGCAGCAACATTCTCAAGTAGTGTAACGGCAACATCATTCATAAAGAGTGGTGGTACATCAGCACAGATACTTGCTGCTGATGGTTCAGTTATAACGGCAGGGACAAACATAACAATTAGCGGAGGTACTATAAGTTCAAGCGGTGGCGGTGGTGGTTCAATGGCAATTGGCGGAAGCATTACATCTGCAACGGCAGGAAGTGTTTTATTCGCAGGAACAAGTGGAGTTCTTGCTCAAAAAAATGCAAATTTCTTTTGGGATAATACAAATAATAGGCTTGGTATTGGCACGACTGCACCAGCAACTGGATTGCAAGTTAATGGTCAAATAACAATTAACACAACAGGTATTGCTGGACAAAGTGCATTTATTTCTACAAATAAACCAGCAATTTCAAATGGCAACAATATTTTTATTGGCAATGGAGGTTCTGCATTAACTGCCGCTGGTTCAACACAAGCTGCTGGTTTAACTGGGGTAGGTTTTCAATGTTTACAAAATAATACTACTGGAGAGAGTGCTACTGCCGTTGGTTTTCAATCAATGACATCGAACACAACTGGAAATAATAATAGTGCATTTGGTGTTGGTGCTATGTATTCTAATACTACTGGACAACAAAATACTGCTTTAGGATTTAATACATTAAATGCAAATATTAGCGGAAATTATAATGTAGCAATCGGTAATGAAGCATTAAAAGGTGGCACTGCTAATAGTGAAAACGTAATGATTGGTTGGAGAAATGGTTATGTAACAACTACTGGAGCATATAATACAGGTGTTGGTTCAAATGCATTATTAGGTATTACATCAGGACAATTAAATGTAGGATTTGGATGGAGAGCAGCACAAAGTGTTACTTCGGGGAATTATAATTGTGCATTTGGTGGTCAAGCATTAAATGCCACAACTGGCTCAAATAATCATGCTTTTGGATTTTCTGCTGGTCAAAACAATACAACTGGCTCAAATAATATTTTTATTGGATTTCAAACAAATGGTGTTGCTGCAACTGATTCCAACAGAACATTTATCGGTAATTCATCTACAACTTCGACTTGGTTAGGTGGAAACTTGCTTTTGGGTAGTACAACAGATGGAGGACAAAGATTACAGGTCACTGGAGATACAAAACTTTCTGGTAGAGTTAAATTTACTCCTCAAGCAACACCCTCAACTCCTGCTGCTGGTGATGTATACTATGATTCAACAACAAATAAATTAAGGTGCTACAATGGCACAATTTGGAATGATTTATTTTAAAATTAAACAAATATAAAAATGGCAAAAAAAATCCAACCCCAACAAGTTTGGGTAAATGGCGAAAGCAAACAAGCGGAGTATTTTCAAGTTACTTGCATCAATGACAATTACGAAAATTCAGCAACGAATTATTGGCAGTTGTTCACCAAGAACGTAGATGCTGAAGGTGTTGAATCAATTGGGGAGCAAGTTGCTCAATCAAATCTGACCATTGATGGTGCGGATTATGTTGCATGGGGAGACCAACCTGCAATGGCAATCAATGCTTGGATTTATCAATGGAGTGCAGATAAATTAAATTTAGTAATTTTACCATAAAATAAATACTATGACACTATTAGAAATGAAAGGTGCTGCTTATGACTGTCTCGCTCAGATAGAGTACTTGCAAAAGCAATTGCAAGAAATCAACCAAAAGATTGCAGAAGAACTCCAAAAAGAGAAAAACGAAAATGGATAAAAAAATTAGTGCATTACCGATTTCATTTGAGCAGTTCAGCAAAGACCCCGTAAAAGGTTTTCTGTTCATTACACTTATTGCAATTGGTTACTTGTATGTAGACCAAAAGATGCAATATACCGAGCAGATTGAACGGCAAGGAAGCAAGATAGAAAAGTTAGAAGCAAAGATTGATGCTCTTGGGATTCAACTCAAGAGGTCTGATTCATTGCTCTCTGCTACAACATCTAAAATCTTAGTCCTTCAAGAACTTGGGAAAATCAAATGAAACGATTAATTGTATTACTATTTATCTCATCATGTGCCAACCCTGTCAAAGAGGAGAAAATCCTTTTTGATGGGGTTGATACTATCCTTATGCAATCAAGGGAACACATTGACACTATTGTAAAGTTCCTCCCAAAAGTTGACAAGCATATTGAGAAAGCAGAGAAGCAAGTATTGCTAAACGTATTAAGCATAAAATTGCAAAATGCTAAACTCAAAGAGGATGCAAAAATAGTCAAGACTATTACCATTAGGGATACCATTATCATCAAGGAAAAGACAAACTTTTGGGGCAGAAAGAAAACTTCTACGGATTCCATATCATCAATTGACTCAACTGAAAATCAATGAAACAATTTTTTTGCGAAGAAAACGGCAGACTATCAATGAAGCGACTTTGCGGTTTTACTTGCGTTGTAATCATCTGTGTTACAATGTACCACAATTCATTCTACGAAACCGAACCATCAGAGGCATTGGTTTACTCTGTTTCTGCTCTTGCATTTGGTTGCTTGGGTTTAACTTCAGCAGAGAAAATATTTAAGAAGGATGAGAACAAAGATTAGTCTTTTACTATTACTATTTGTTGGTTGCAACCCAGTTAAGCAGGTTTTGCGTGACCAAGATAAACTTGAAGAAGTAGCAAAGGTTGTGATTAAAGGGGGGTGGTGTGCTTCAGACACTACCTTTATTGTTAAGTCAGACACATTGGTTGAGTTTGACACTTTAGTGAACATAGATATTCAAGTTGATACACAAAAAGTAAACGAATTTGTTTATATCACTAATTGGAAAACAAGGGACATAATCAAGTCTGTAACCATCCATGACACAGTTAAGTCCTTCATTGTTGATAATGCCCGTGTGAGGTTATTACAGGCAGATTCAGCACGTTTAGGAGGCGAGGTAATAGAATGGAAAGGAAAAGCAGATAGTCGCTTATCTTGGTTGATATCTCTTTTGGTTCTTATTGCATTATTTATTTATTTAAAACTTAGGAAATGAAATTGTCGGAGCATCTTGATTTGTCAGAAGTAACAAGAAGCGAGTCAGCAAAACGTAAAGGAATAAGCAATATGCCAACAGAGGCACACATTGCAAACTTTAAACTACTTGCTGAGAAGATATTTGAACCAATAAGAACTCATTTTAGATGCCCAATAATTATCTCATCAGGATATAGAAGCAAGGAATTGAACGCTGCTATTGGTGGTTCTTTAACCTCTCAACATTGTTCAGGTAAGGCAATTGATATAGATATGGATGGTACACCAAATGGAGTAACCAATAGAATGGTCTTTGATTACATAAAGGACAACTTAGACTTTGACCAACTTATCTACGAGTTCGGAGATTCTAATAACCCTGACTGGGTTCACGTTTCCTATGAGTCAAGTGGTAAGCAAAGAAAGCAAATCTTGAAGGCATCAAGGGTAAACGGGAAAACAACTTACTCACCTTATAAATAATGTAAAAAACATAGGTTTGCTGCTATTTAACGATGACATTTGACTGTACATTGTGTTTATTTTAATGTGATTCTCCCCTGATATTTTCATATCGGGGGTTCTTTTTATGGGTAAACGCTAAAAAATATTTTAAAAAATATAAAAAAAGTGTTGTTTGTATTAAATAAAGTATTATCTTCGCTTTATCAATCACACTTAAAAACACAGTTATGAAATTAGACTTTACTAAATTAGAAGGATGGGAACTCACAAAAGCAATCTACCTGGTTCAATGTGCTAAGAAACTTTGCATGAATCTTAATTCATACGGAGAAATAGCAGTTAATCCAAACTCAGGGTACACTTATTTATGGTGAGAAGATTACCCATTTACTTTGTATATGGAAATTGATTGCAGGTTGAATGAGAATGATGTTTGGGTTCTGTTCACAGATTTGGAAGATGGCGAAGAAACAGAAAGAAGGTTATCTGAATTTGAAAGTATTGAGGATATTTATGAGTGGATTGAATCTTTAGAAAACATTGAAGATTAATAATAAAACCAAAAACAATGAAAGCAAAAAAAATTATCACTTGGGCAATTATTCTCACAATGCTTTACATAGTAGGGCAACTACAAGACCAATTCTGTAGGTAATGAATACAAAGAAGATACTGCAACCAATATGGGTAAAATGCAGAATATGCAAATCACTTTACACAATCACAATAAAAACACAAAGCAAATGTCCAAGATGTCACTGCCTAAATGGATGGACCTAAACACCTTTGAACGGCACAAGTTACTCGGTGAACTTATTGATGCTATGATTTATAGCGGAGAAGCAGTACAATACCTTAAAGTAACTGTTGAACAGTTCCGCTTGATGGGATATGTTAGGTCTGTAATCCTACCTGAAATTGAACCTGAAGAAACCTGTCCCGAATGCAATGGAAGAGGTTGCAATAATTGTACATTTCTAAAACATGAAGAACTATGACAAAAGTATGCGGTCGGTGTAAAAAAGAGAAACCTAAAACCGAGTTCCACAAAAGCAACACAAGGGTGGACAAGTTGAGCAATCGTTGCAAGGTCTGTGAGAAGATAGTCAAGAGCAAGAAGAACAATGACCCTTACGCAGACTTATACAGAATATTTTAAACAATAAAACCAAAACAATGACAAAGGAAGAACTCAGAAAAACAAGAAGAGCAAAAGAAGTAACACAGGAAAAGTTAGCAGAACTGTCAGGCATCTCACTGGCAACAATTAACAGGGCAGAAAAAACAGGCAAGGTTAGGCTTTGCACAATGCAAAAATTATTTCAAACATTAGAAGAAATTAATTAACTTTAACACAAAACAAATCACATGAACTACGTTACCGCAAATGTTACAATGCCTAAAGAATGGTTCAACGCAAATGTTGACCTACATGCAACTGCTGGTGCTTTCGTTACTACTAAAGATGGAGAATGGGAAATCAATGTTAGGTATATCAACTTCCCAGGTTGGTATGTATTTAACCTGAAACCCGAATTCAAAAGAGATGTTTATGCATTGGTAGAAGAAAAGTGTATCCAAAAGTATTCTGAGGATAAACTAAAGCAGGAAGAATATGTACTATGAGAGAATAGAAATGACCCTTGAGGTAAGAGGTGAAGTTAGAGCAACTGCATTTCCACAAAGAACCTTTGAAGCAATAGAAAAGCAAAGAAGGCAATGGTACTTTTTTTATGGATTGAAAAGTATTAAAGAGTGGGAAATTTACATATCTCATATCTCACCAATGAAAGAGAACACACCTTTTAAGATAGAAAAACCTTTTCCATATTTACTAAAATCACAACAAAATGACACAACAGAACAAGAATCAAGACCAGCAAACCTCTATTGCGAACCAGTTAATCTTACAGGGGGACTTATCCAAGTTGTCGGCAAACGACAAAGTGAGGTATTATAACGGGTACTGTGAAAGAATGGGACTTGACCCATTTACAAAACCTTTTGACATCCTCAGACTTAACGGCAAGGAAGTCCTCTACTGCACAAGGTCAGGAACTCAGCAACTTAACAAACTGCATAAAGTATCGCACTTGATTACCTCAAGGGACACAAATGCAGAGGCAGGTGTTTACATTGTAACTTCTAAAGCATCCCTTCCTGATGGCAGATGTACGGAAAGTATCGGAGCAGTAAACATAGCAGGACTTAAAGGTGAGATGTATGCTAATGCCATTATGAAAGCGGAAACCAAGGCAAAAAGAAGGGCAACACTTGACCTCTTAGGATTGGGTGTTCTTGATGAATCAGAGGCAGAATCAATCCCTAATGCAACCACAGTAGCAATCACTACAACTGTTGACAATAAAGACCTTATAAATTCAACTCCAATAAACACAATGATAAAAGCATTGATGCCTGAGATGGATATTGAGGCTGAGGTAATTGAGGAAGATGCAGAGTTAAGCATTGGAAGACTTGCAATCGCAATCAAGAAGGCAAGTAACATTGTGGAACTCAAGGCGGTGTATGATGCCAACAAGCATAAGATTGAAACCAACACATTTATCAAGGACCAACTAAAAGCAAGAAAGAATGAACTCCTTAAAGGTTAATGAAATAAAGGTGGGGGATATTGCTCCCACCAAATTTGGGATTGAGTTAATGGCAGATGCTATCCAAGAGCAAGTCAATGATGGACTGCTTGACCCATTAGAGGTTGCAATTAAGTTTAATAGTTTAGAGCAATTGGTTAAGTTGGTAAAATCCCGAATAACCGAGAATGTTTTATCAGAACTTATGAAGCATCCAAAGGGCAAAGCAGAGGTACTTGGTGCAGTTGTTTCCAATATGGAAAGTATCAAGTATGACTTTTCAGACCTTGCAGGTTGGTCAGAACTTGAAGAGCAGATTACCTTGCTAAAGGAAAAGCAAAAGGAAATAGAGGACAAAGAAAAGACCTACCATAAAGGCGACCTACCTATTAAGTCAGTAACTTCAACCTTCAAAATTCAACTCAGTAAATAAAACAAATATGCAAAAGTTAATTAGTCTTAACATTGATGTAAGTAAAATTGATGCCAAACGCCTTTACAAGGGTAAAAAAGGTCAGTACCTATCTGCTACCTTATTCCTCAAGGAAGAGGTGGACCAGTACGGTAACAATGGATTTATAGTAGAATCTATTACAAAGGAAGAAAGGGAGCAAGGCAAGAAAGGTACAATCATCGGGAATGCCAAGTATATGGCAGCAGGTGGACCTTCAAAACAAGAAGAACCCCAAGACTTGCCATTCTGATTGAAAACCAAGGGTGAGGTTGTAATGACCTCACCCATATTTAAACCAAACACAATGCAAATATCACTTGATAATCACGAACAAGAAATAGTCAGAAGTTTAGCGTTAGCAAGACACAATAGCAATATAGACAGAGGAAGCAGGTCTTACAAGATGGGCAATGGAGATGACCTACTTATTAACCTTGAAGGCATTGGTGGAGAGTTTGCATTTTGCAAACTGAAAAATATCTATCCTGACATGACCATTGACCATCCTATTCCATACGATTGCTACATTAATGGTGTTGGGTTTATAGATGTAAAGACTACAAAGAAACCAAATGGGATGCTATTGGTAGGAACTTGGAAGCATCGTGCAATACCTGAGTATTATGCCTTAATGGTAGGCGAATTCCCTAACTATGAGTTTAAGGGATACTTCCGAGGGTCAGAAGTTTTTAAACCTGAGAACCTTGTTAACTTGGGTCATGGAGATACCTATGGAATATCACAGGACAGATTAAAGATGGAACTATGAGAGATTTAACCTATCATTTAGAGAATGCAGTTGAGTATCTTGTCTATGACCTAAGCATTGAGGACATAGAAGAACGCAGGGCAAAGGCGGTCACCTATCGGTCAGGGAAGTGCGTTTGTAACTTTATGGGATATCCTCCCAATAAAATTAGCGACTTGAGGCAGGTTGGTCGCAAGGTGATTAGCAGACTGGATGGGAAAACCTATGCGGTCCGAGTTAAGAAAAAAGATGCAATAAGTGAATAATTTTGTATCTTTGCAAAGTAGACAAGCATTTGAGGTAGTGTGCAAATGCTTGTTTGTAAGAACAGACAAGAATGGGGAATCGGGTAAACACACTACACCTGAATCCCCTTTTTTTATTTTATGAAGAAAGATGCGTTTTATTTTCCGCATTTCGCAAACTCAAGGCACGATAGAAAGATTATGCGTGTTCGCATTGA